GGGTCAGAGGACAGGGTGCGCGGTGACTCCGACACTGGCACGTCGAGCGCCTATCACGACGCATCGCCTGCAGGAGCGGAATACGACATCGACTGCATCCTCCGACATACGGGCGCCAGCAGTTTCCCCGGCATGGGCGTCATGGCCCGTTACGACGCGGGAACCAACAACTACCTGCAGTGCTTCGTAAGCCCCTCCCAGGTCGATCTGCAGGAGATCAGCGGCGGCGTGGCGATTGAGACGGTCACCACATCGGCCACATTCAGCTCCGGCACGGATCATGTGACCAAGCTCGTGGTTCGCAACGGCACCAACGGCATCAAGCTGTTCGTCGGTGGGACGCTGCGCTGCCAGCTCACTGCAGACGTGGTCACCGGCGCGGGAAAGGTTGGCGTTCGAAGCCGGATCTACGGCAGGGTCGATTCCCTCGTCGCCACTGACTACGTTACGGCGGTCGACCTCACCATCGCCGATGCCGCACATGCCCACTCGGCCGACAACCTCGCCCTGACGCAGACGCACGTGCTGGCCGTGGCGGACGCCGCACACGCTCACAGCGCTGACCAGGTGGGGCTGACCACCGCCACGGCGCTGGCGATCGCCGATGCGCTGCATGCCCACGCCTCCGACAACCTCACCTTGACGCAGACGCACGTGCTGGCGATCCAGGAGGCTGTCCATGCGCATGCGGCGGATCAGATCACTCTGTCGGTGGGCGGCACCGACCTGGTCATTGCCGATGCGCTGCACGCGCATGGCGTCGACAACCTGGCGCTGACCCAGACCCACGTCCTGGTCGTGTCGGATGCCCTGCACGCGCACCTGGCCGACGTGCTGTCGCTGTCCATCCCAGGTGCGCTGGTGACAGACTCCGACCGCGTGCTCGTCGTCCGGGGCGAGGCGCGCACGCTGGTCATCCTGCGCGAATCGCGCGTGCTTACCGTGCCGGTCGAGGCGCGGTCACTGAGGGTGCACTGATGGAGCTTGAGATCGGCGAAACCTGCCTGATCGGGCGTAACCGCTATCAGGCGGGCGAGAAGCGCGTCTTCGCCACGCCGGCCGAACTGATGGACGCCGGTGTGCTGCTCGCCAACGGCTGGGCGCGCGACCCCGTCACCGGCGAAGTGGCTGACAAGCCGGCGGGTCCGCACGAGCTCGAGATCCAGTCGACCGATCACGGACACGAGGCGCAGACGCTATGAGCAAGGCCGTACACGACGACGTGCTGGACGGTGCCCACGACATCATCCGCAGCAATGCGACGACCATGATCGCCTGCTCGGCCCAGCCGACCACGCGCACCGAGGCGGTCAGCACCTACGCCCTGGCCGACGTGGCGGTGAGCAGCTCCGACTTCACCAAGGCCAACGGCGACGTCAGTGGCCGGAAGGTCACCGTGGGCGCCAAGACCGGCGTCACCGTCGACACCTCCGGCACTGCCAACCACGTCGCCATCGTGGACGGTACGCGGCTGCTGTACGTGACCACCTGCACCTCGCAGGCGTTGACCGGCGGCAACACCGTCAACTTCCCGGCCTGGGACATCGAGATCGCCGATCCGACCTGATGAGCGCGTTTCGGCGGGACACCTCCGGTGACTACATCCGCAAGGATCCGGACGCTGTCCTCGATTACTCCATCGCCTGGGATGAGTGGCTCGACGGAGACACCATCGGTTCGGCGACCTGGACTGTGCCCGTCGGCCTCACCAAGGGCAGCGACAGCGTGAACGACGCGGCGGTGGTCCTGGATGGCGTGCTGCGGCCCGCGGCCAGCGTGTCGACCTGCTGGATCAGTGGCGGCACGAACAACACCGCGTACACGGTGAGCTGCCGCGTCGTGACGGCCGGTGGCCGGACCGACGACCGGTCGTTCCGCATCCTCGTGGGGACGAAATGAAACTGCTCGACCAGCTGCGCGGCCTGTTCGCCCCGCGTGCCGAAGACCGTTCTGACGACGATGACGAAGCCGAGTTCGTGTGGCCGGGCCGCATGCCGAACGCCTCCGGCGTCACCTTGCAGGGCGACAACGCGTACACCCTGTCGGCCGTCTGGGGCTGCGTGCGCGTGATTGCCGAGGCGCTGGCCAGCCTGCCGGTGCAGGTCATCGAGCGCTCTGGCGATTCGCGGCGGGTGGTCGAGACTCACCCGGTTCACTGGCTGCTGAACACCTCGCCGGACGATGAAATCACCGCGCAGGCCCTTCGGGAGTGCTCCACTGCCCACGCCCTGCTGCGAGGCAACGGATACGCCGCGATCCAGCGCGAGCTCAACGGGCAACCCTACGCGTTGCACCTGTGCAAGCCCGATCGCGTCCGGGTGGAGCGGACGGACCGTGGCGAGCTGGTGTATCGCGTGCGCGACGACAACGGCGACGAGGACACGGTGCCGGCGCGCGACATGTTCCACCTCCGAGGCCTCGGCTACGATGGCATCGTCGGCTACAGCGTGTTGCACCTGGCGCGGCAGTCGCTGGGCCTGTCCTCCGCGCTGGAGTCGTTCGGTGCCGGCTATTTCGGCAATGGCACCCACCCGTCCGGCGTGCTGTCCACCGACCAAGCGCTCAAAACTGACCAGGTCGAGCAGCTGCGAGCTGAGTGGGAGAAAGTTCACAAGGGTGGGCGGAAGGCCAACAAGACGGCGATCCTCGGCGGCAACCTCAAGTGGCAGCCGCTCACCGTGGCGCCGGAAGACGCCCAGTTCCTGGAGTCGCGGCGCTTCCAGGTGCTGGAGATCTGCCGCTGGTTCCGCGTGCCGCCGCACATGCTGGCCGAGCTCGAGCGGGCCACGCACACGAACGTCGAACAGATGAGCATCGAGTTCGTGCAGAACTGCCTGCTGCCGTGGGTGCGGCGGTTCGAGGCCGAAGCGAACATGAAGCTGCTCGGCCGCACCCAGCGCGGCCGTCTGACCGTCCGCTTCAACCTGGGCGGGCTGCTGCGGGGCGACCTCAAGAGCCGGTATGAGGCCTACCAGATCGGTCGGCGCGCGGGTTGGCTGTCGGTCAATGATGTGCGACGCCTCGAGGACATGAATCCCGTGCCTGGCGGCGATGACTATCACGTCGAGTCGAACCTTTCCCCGCTCGAGCTGCTGCGCGAGAAGCAGGAGAAGGAGATCGAAAAGCTCGACCGTCCCGACCCGGCGCCGGCCGTGGCGCCCGCGCCTGGCAACGACCCGCCGCCGGACGACGCCGATCCGGACAACCGCCTGGTCGACCTCATGTCCGCCCGACTCAAGCTTATCAACGGAGGCACAAATGCCTAACTTCAAGGTCCGTGCGGCTGGCAAGAAGACCGCCGAGATCTACGTCTACGACGTCATCGGTGAGGACTGGTGGGGCGGCATCACTGCCAAGGATTTCGCGCAGGCGCTCAAGGACGCCGGCGACGTCGACACCATCAAGCTGCGCGTCAACAGCCCCGGCGGTGACGTCTTCGACGGGTTCGCCATCTACAACCAGCTGGTGAGGCATTCGGCGCGGGTCGAGGCCGACATCGACGGCGAGGCTGCCAGCATCGCCTCCATCATCGTCATGGCGGCCGACGAGATCCGGATCGCCGACAACGCCATGATCATGATCCACGACCCCTGGTCCTTTGCCGTCGGCAGCGCCTCCGATATGCGTGACAAGGCCGCACTGCTCGATCAGGTCAAGTCCTCGCTGCTGCGGACATACGCCGCGCGGACTGGCCAGAACGAAGACACCCTTTCCGAGTGGATGGCCGCCGAAACCTGGTTCGACGCCGCCCAGGCCAAGGAACACGGCTTCGCCGATGCCGTCACCGAACCCCTGCGCATGGCGGCCAGCGCCCGATCCGACCTTCCTTGGATTCGTCACATGCCGGCGGCGCGACGGCGTGCCGGACTGCAGCACAGCGCGGTCGGCCGATCCGCCATGGCCGTCGCAAAGATCGCCGACATGGAGCGCCGGGTGGGCGCCCTGTCATGAAACGAGCAACGTTGTTGCACCGTGAGCCGGCCTCGAGCCGGTTTTTTTTCGACCAAAGGAGCTGAAGCATGAACATTGCTGAACTGAAGGCCAGGCTCGCGGACCTGCACGAAACCGCGAAGGCCATCCAGGCGCAGGCAGACGCCGAGAAGCGCGATCTGACCGATGCCGAAACCAAGCAGCTCGAAGGCATTTTCGCCGAGTTCGAGTCCGTCGAGGCCGACATCAAGCGCCGGGAGCGGCTGGAGGCCCAATCGAGCCGTCTGAACGAACCGGGTCCGCGCCCGACCGCTCCGACGGCGCCCACCACCGAGCCGGAGCCGGCCCCGCAGGCTGCCAGCCGCCAGCGCGGCAACGACGGTCTGCAGCACACCGCCATGCGCCCGCAGCATGAGCGGCAACGGTGGGGATGGCAGACGTTCGGTGACTTCGCCAAGGCCGTCTTGCGCGCCTCGCGGGGTCAGGACGTGGATGATCGCCTGCGCAACGCCAGCCTGAGCACCTACGGCAGCGAAGACGTGGGCGCCGATGGCGGCTTCGCGGTGCCCCCGGAATGGCGCGGCCAGATCATGACCATGGTCAACGGCGAAGACTCGCTGCTGTCCCGCACCGACATGCAGCCCATCTCCGGCAACAGCATCGTGTTCCCGGTGGACGAGACCACGCCCTGGCAGTCCAGCGGCGGCATCCAGACCTACTGGGGCAAAGAGGCGGCGGCGCAGTCGCAGAGCAAGGTAAGCCTTCAGCCCCTGTCGTTGCGCCTGGACAAGCTTACCTGCCTGGTGCCCGTCACCGACGAGCTGCTCGAGGACGCGCCGGCCATGGCCACGTACGTCCCGAACAAGGCGGGCCAAAAGCTCAACTTTAAGGTTAACGACGCCATCGTCAACGGCGACGGCGCCGGCATGCCTCTGGGCCTGGTCAATGCGCCGTGCAAGGTCACGGTCAGCAAAGAAAGCTCTCAAGCCGCCGACACGCTGGTCGCGCAGAACATCCTGAAGATGTACTCGCGCATGCCGGCGGCCAACCGCGCCCGGGCGGTGTGGCTCATCAACCAGGACGTCGAGCCCCAGCTGCTCAACCTGAACATCACGTTCCGCGACATCGTGGGATCCGCTGGTATCGCGGCCGGCGCGGCGGCGTACCTGCCCCCTGGCGGACTGTCCGGCTCGCCCTACGCCACGCTGATGGGCCGGCCGATCCTGCCGACGGAAGCGTGCGGCACCGTGGGCGATCTGGGCGACATCGTGTTCGTCGACCTGGGCGCCTACCTCACCGCAGTGAAGAGCGGCGGCAACGGCCTGGGCATCAAATCCGATGTGTCCATGCACCTGTGGTTCGACCAGGGTGCGACCGCCTTCCGCTTCACGATGCGCATGGCCGGCCGGCCGTGGTTGAGCGCGCCGATCGCGCGGAAGAACGGCAGCAACACCCTGTCCCCCGTTGTCGTCCTCGAGGCCCGCTAACCCACGCTCACGGGCCGCGAGAGCGGCCCTTGCGACTCTCTCATAGGAGCAAGGAAACATGATTGCAGGACACCTGGGCGAGATCCTCGCCATCATCGGCACCTCGGATCCGCAGACGCACGCGAACACCCAGCTGTACACCGACGTGATCGACATGTCCAAGTTCACGCAGGTGATGGGCGTTGCGATGCTGGGCAACATGGCCAGCGAGACCATCGACTTCAAGTGCTACAAGTGCGACAGCGACGGCAATAACGCCACCGCGCTCAAGAGCGCCACCCAGCTCTCGGCGTCGGCGTCCGCCAACGACAACGGCCAGGTCGTGATTGCGCTCAATCAGTCGGATCTGAACGTCAATTCCGAGGGCGCTCGTTACATCAAGTTCGGCCTGGTCACGGGCGGCGCTACCGGCGGTCCTGCCGCCGTCCTGGCGCTGGGCGTGCCGGTGTACGGGCTCGCCTCTGCCAACGATCTGTCGACGGTCGCGGAAATCAAGTTCTAATCGCGGTGCGTTGAAGCCTGCCGCCTGGGCGACCGGGCGGCATTTTGAGTGCATCGGAGGAACGCGTATGTACGGCATGGACAAAGTAGACGTGGACCAGAGCGGCGCGGCGCGGACGCGGGATACAGGCGTGGCTCCGGGGCATGACGACGTAATGGGCAGGACTTGGGGGGGTATGCTCGCAACCCCAGTTCGGGTGACGCAAGACGGCCAGGTGGTGTCCGGACGCTGCATGGTGGTGGGCTTCGTGTGTACTGCCGGCACCACGCCGACGTTGGCGTTGTACGACGGCACCGGGACGTCCGGAACCCTCGTCTACGGAGGTGGTGCAACCGAGACTGCAGGCAGCCCGAAAACCATTGCGGGCGGGGCAGCTGTCGAATGCGCCTCAGGGCTCTACGCAGATGTGGGGGGCACTAATCCCGCTTACACCGTTTACGTCGTGAGGCCCTGATGGCCGCTGAATACTTCGTCGACCCGACCGCGACGGCCAATGGCAGCGGCACCGAGGCGTCGCCGTTTTCGTCCCTGGCCAATCTGGATGCCGGGTCCGCGGCGGCGAACGATGACATCATTTATGTGCGCGCCGGGACCATTTGTCGGGAGGCGTTTCCTGTGAGCTGCCTGCAAGCGCATCGCATCAAGCTGAGAACCTACGGCGGCGCGACGCCGGCCAGAATAAGCGGCTTCGACGTGGTGAAAGGTTGGACCTACGACGCGGCCACCGATCTTTGGAGCAAGACGATTTCAAACGGGTGGGTATGCCGCGTCAACGGTCACCCGCTCACGTTGGTGCTCTGGCCCGGAAGCGTGGGGGCGGCTGCGGCAACGATGTCCAGCAACAGTTTCTCGTTTTCCGGCACCGTTTTGTACTTGCGACTCGACTTCAATCCGAATGAGCAGTTGGTTGAGGTCAGTGCGCGGCAATACTGCATGTCGTCGGGTAGTGGATACGCCGGGCTCGACATAGAGGGTCTAGCGTTTGATGGTGCTTATCGGAACTTGTTGAACCTGGCGAACAAGACCGGGTTCCGCATCATCGATACCTATTTCGGCATGCACGGAGGAGAGAACCCTGGGTCTTTCTACATCGGCAACGCGATCGAGCTGTACTCGAACAACGTCGATGGGGTCATCGAAAGATGCCTGTTCGAAGACTCGTTCGATAGCGCGATCTCTCCGCAGCTCGGCGGCACGACGATCTACAACCGTCGCCTGCGGTTTCGGTTCAATGAGATTCGGCGAGCGGGCTATGCCGGCATTGAAGTCACGACCAATGCTCCGGCGCAGGTAAATGACGGAATAGAGATCGCACAAAACAAGATCGTGGACGGTGGCCGCGGCTGGAGTGGAAACCGTGGTGGCCGTGGCATAACAATCCAGGGCAACAACACAAGCGATGCCACGTCGATCATGACCGGGATCGACATCGTAGCGAACGAGATAGCCAACTGCCGCACAGGCGTATTGATCCGCGACAGCAACGGCACAAACCTCGTCGCACGCAACCGGGTTATCGGGGGCGACTATGGGATCGTCGCCAGACAGGCAATCGCCGCCACTCACGGCGACGAAGTATGGGGCAACGTGATTCATGGGGCGGCAGTCGCCGCGTTCATGATTTCCGGTGCCAGCGACGGAATCCATGGGTCTGGCACGGCCACGGAGGCCATAACCTGGACGCTCAAGCAGAACACTGTGGTCGGCGGCGGCACGGCGGTGTTGAACACTAGCAATTCGAACGCGTCCATCACGCTGATCAATAACATCATCGACCGATGCGAAACTGCGTTTGATTGCTCCGTCGGGACGCTGACGGAAACGTACAACGATGTGCATGGCTGTGCGACCATCGGCGTCACACTGGATGCCACGGACAAGAGCGTCGATCCTCAGTTCGACGAATACCTCACGCCCACCAATGCGGAAGTAACCAGCATGGGATTACAGTTAAATGGGCGTGATCTGTATGGCGTGCCGTATCCGGCCGCGCCATCTGTCGGCGCGGTGCAAGCGCTTAGCGTTGCGCGCTCTACATTTGCTCGGCCCAACGCCGTGACCAGGCGATCGGTCGCATGAGCCTCTCCCTGATCCTCGCCCCGTCCGGTGAACCGCTCACCGTCGCCGAGGTCAAGCAGCACCTGCGCGTCGATGCCGACGACCAGAACGCCGTCATCCAGCGGCTGATCGGGGCGGCACGGCGCAAGGTCGAGGCCGAGACCGGCCGCGCGCTGCTCACCCAGACCTGGGAGTGGTCGGCGGATCGCTGGCCCCGTGCCGGCATTCGGATCCCCATGGCGCCGGTGGCCTCGATCACGAACGTCGAGTACGTGGACACCACCGGAGCGCTGGTGCTCTGGTCCTCTCTGGAATGGCAGGCCGATCTGGAGTCGCCGGTGGCGCGCATCGTGCCCGCGTACGGGTACTGCTGGCCGACGGAGCGGCACCAGCTGGCGGCGGTGCGGGTGCGTTTCGTCGCCGGCTACGGCGCTGCGGCCGCCGTGCCGGAGGATCTCCAGGCGGCCATGCTGCTGATCATCGGGCACCTGTACGAGCACCGGGAGGACGTCGCCGACTTCCAGGTCCACCAGGTGCCGCGGGCCGCCGATTACCTGCTCGCGCCATACCGGCTGCACACCTTCTGACCATGCGCGCCGGCCGGATGCACGAGCGGATCGAACTGCAGGCCCGCTCGGTGACCCGTGACGCCTACGGGGCCGAGACGCCGGTCTGGACCACCGTGCACACCGTGTACGCCGAAGCGCAACCGATCGCCGGGCGCGAGTTCGTCGCCATGCGCCAGGCGCAAAGCGACATCGACATCCGTTTCCGCATCCGCTACGTGCCCGGCATAGACACCGCTATGCGAGTGCTGTGGCGGGAGCGGACCTATCCGATCCGCTCGGCACTGAACGTCGGCGCGCGAGACGCGGAGCTCGAGCTGCTGTGCTCCGGGGAGATGGGCGATGCCTGACGGATTCCGGGTCCAGGTCGATCTGCCCGACTTCCGTCGCCAGCTCGCGGAGATCGAAAAGCGGGTGCGCACGCGCGTGGTCCGGGGCGCGACCAGAGACGCCGCCCGCGTGGCCCAGCGGGCCGTCAAGTCCGCTGCACCGGTCCTGCGCAAGGCCGACCCGCGCCGCGTGCCTGGCCGGCTGCGGGAGTCCATCGTGATCAGCAACCGCCGTGCGCCGCGCGGGGTGATCGCCTTCGCCATCGTGCCGCGCGCCCGTAAGGCCACCAAACGCCGTGCCGCGGCCGATCTGCCGTTCTACTGGGTGTTCTTGGAAGGCGGCTGGGTTCCCCGCGGCCCTGGCCAGCGGATCACCGGTGGCCGGTGGAAGAAAGCACGCGTCCGTGCGGAGCTGTCCCACGCACGCGTCCGGGTGCCGTTCATCGAGCCCGCCTTCAAATCCTCGCAAGGCAGCGTGATCGCCGCCTTCAACGCCGGCGTCGAGCGCCGCCTGTCCGAGCTGCAGACCGTCAAGTGAGCGCTGAGACCGTCCTCTACGCCACGTTGAGTGCAGCGGCGGCGGTGACGGCGATCGTCGGCACGCGCGTCTATCCGGACGTGGTGCCTCACGACGAAGACCTGCCCGCCGTCGCCTACGCACGCATCGAGACCGAGCCCGTCATCACCATGCACTCGTCGGCCCCAGTGGCCGAAACGGTCGTGCTCGAGGTGATGTGCATGGACGAATCGCGTGCCGGTGCCGAGACCCTGGGTGACGCGGTGCGCGATGCCTTGGGTGCCGGGAAGTTCCGAATCCTCGGTCGTGCTGCCCAGTACGACGAGGAGAACGGTTTGTGGGCCGCCGTGCTCAGCGTCGAGAAGTTCGTCAACCTCTAGGAGTTCAACATGCCTATCGTATCCAAGTGGTCTAACGTGGCCGTGGCGATGCAGTCGGCGCTGGCATCGGCGCTGACCATCTCGGCCATCACCGCCGCTAACCCCGGCGTGGTCAGCTACACCGGCACCGATCCCAGCAATGGCGATTACGTCCTGCTGCAGGTCGTCGGCATGAACAACAAGCTGGCCAACAAGGTCGTGCGGGTTGCCAACGTCAACGGCGGCGGCAACACGTTCGAGTTGGAG